AGAGGGCAATCCAGAACCATTCCGTCACAATTGTGCTGTTATGACTTATGGAGATGATGTTAAAGGCTCAGTTCGACAGGGATGTGATTGGTACAATCACATTACTTATGCTCAGTTTTTGGCTGAAAGGGATATGGTTTTTACCATGCCCGATAAGGAGTCGATTCCCACTCCATACATGAATGACTTGGATGCTGATTTTTTGAAGCGTCATAATTTATACAATCCTGAAACTGGATTGATTCATGGTGTTTTGGATCAAAATTCAATTTTCAAGTCACTACACTCCGTTTTGAAGTCCAAGGCCATTTCGGCTGAGGATCAGAGTGCCCAAAATATTGATGGATCACTTCGTGAGTGGTGGCAGTATGGTCGTGAGATGTACGAATTGCGTCGTGATCAGATGAGGCAAGTTGCCAGTAAGACTGGCATTGCTCATTTGTGTATTGAGTTGGAGACTTCATATGATATGAGGATGCAGGATTTCAAGGAGAAGTATGAATTGTAAGCTTTTCCAATTGTCCTGGGATGACGTAAAACTCACTCCAACCTCCGGAACCATCTGTAGGTAATAAGTTTAAAATTGTCGTGTTGTATTGGATACCATGTATATTAGATTTTTGATGTTATTTTACTGTATATAGGCTTGCAACATGTTGTCATTCCCCTCGTGGAATACCCGTATTTACGGGAGGTCTCGCCAGCCAATTAAATTTCATGCAGGACATGCATTAAGCGATGCATGTACCTTAAGTTCATATAAATTGCTTACTACTAATTATAATAATAATACAAATGAAATTAATAATTCCGAAGGGGACACCGGATTTAGTGTCTCCAAAGCCGACCGTAAGTCGGCAGCCCAAAACGTCCATTTTGTGGACGGTGACACGCCTTGGTCGTATGATATTAAGGCGAATGCTGATGAAACCACCAAGCTCGCTGCGTTTACTGATGCAGAACTTGGCGATTTCCTCAGCCGACCTATCAAAATTAAAGAATACCAGTGGACGCCTGGAGTTGCGTTGTCAGCTCCACGTTTCAATCCGTGGACGGAATTTTTTAACAATTCTGATGTTCGTGATAAAATTAATCGTTATCGTAATTTGCGCTGTAATTTGCGCATGAAAGTCTTAGTGAATGGAAATAGTTTCTACTA